ATCTTGTTGTAGCAGAGTTACTTATACTGCCTTTAGCATGACAATCTAAAGTTTTATAGTAATGCCATTCTTTTTTTATTTCTCCAGTATCAGGATCCTGAGTGTCTATTTGTCTATAGACATCAAGTTTCATAACCAATATTGAGTTTACTAAATCCATTATATTATAACCATATTATTTAAGACGTATGGGTAAAGAAGCTGATCTACATAAGAGTTTCCAGTTCCAGAGTAAGCTTCTGATGAATACTCAAAATCCCAGTCAAATGTAGAAATAGTTTTAATATACTTATCGGTCCAAATCCTATCTTTTGAAAAGAATTCTCCCATAAGGATAACAGCAGCTTCTTGAACATCATCTGGAACTTCTTGCCATCCAAACTTTCCTGTTATTCTGTATCTAGCATCTTTTCTAAATGCTCCAAATCCACCTGTATCATTAATAGTTGGAGGGATCATTCCATTTGCTGTATATACAATATTATCTAAAGAATCTGTTCTGTCTACCCTTATTCCAAAACCGCTTTCTGAAACCATAGGTACAAATGGCCAGTTGCTTTCATTGGCCATGTTATCTATTAAAACAATATCATTTTCAGTCAAGGACTGGATAGAATCGAGCTTGTAGGGTAAAGGCAGAATGTCTGATCCAGATCCATATGCAACCTGTACGTCATTATACAAATAAAACTTTTGACCAGTATGCTTTTCAATTACCTTTCTAGCATATCGCTCTGCCATAACTAAATCTTTAAATGATTTATAATTAGGGTCAGATTGATCTAAAGATACATTTAAATCTTCAACTGCCTGAGACAATGATGCATATGGTGTTACAACATTAACAAATGTATCATGTGAAAGCTGTGTGGAGTTAACCGAATACTTCCATTTAAGCTTTAGCTTTTTTTCTCTATTAGTTATCGAATAAGGAATATTTAATTCATAACTTCCTGAATCGACTTCTGATTTTGTTGCTTGCTGATTGGATAAGACAGGGGTAGATGGGTTAACCAATGGAGACACTGTTGGATCTGATGTTATATCATATATATCTACCAAGACTGAGCTGTCTGCATCGACTACCTGACCTCCCCAAAATATCTTTGTAGTTACTGGGGAAAAACTATTCTTGTATACCTCTGCCATTATCTAGGCTTTAGCGATAGAACTCCTGGGCTTCCTTTGGAGTAGCTAATCTAAAACCTTCCTCCTTGTCAAAAATTGATTGTGCGTCATCTTCACTCATGGCTACAAAAGGATGTTCCTTGGTGAAAGTATAACCCATAATATCATAACGGTAGTTGGCTCTTTCCATTTTAACCAGTACCTTATCCTTGCTATCTAACTTATTAATATCTAATTTTGGAAGAACTTCAATCTCTTCTGTATTATCGTCAATATCCTTAACAGTCTTCTGGTAAACCGACCAGGTAACTCCCTCTTCTGCTAGGGCTGCGACAATATCCTTTTTATTCTTTAATGTTTCGGCACTTACTCCAAAATCCTCAGCGATCTGCTTTAATTCGGATACCTTTAGTGTATCAAATGACATTTGTTCTCCTTTATGTGTCGATTAATTATAGCATCTATAAATTAAAATGAAAAGCCCCCGAAAATAAATTCGGGGGCAATTCTTGCAGTTCGCTGCTAAATTAGCTAGCTACCTTAACGTTCTTAACTACGACCCAAGCGTCTGCCTGCTCGATCTGAACACCAACACGAGTATACATTGTGTACTCGATTGAGTCCTTACGTGGCCAGAAGAAGCGGTAAACAGTTACGTCACGCTTAACACCAATAACAACGTTATTTGGGAATGTTAAGTGGATATCACCGTGTGAACCAGTTGCTCCTGAGTAGTCACCGTTCTGTGTCTCTGGAAGAAGTGGGACCTCAACAATTGGAATACCAAATGCGTAAGGTGCTACATATCCTGCAGGACCACCAAGAACAGGAACATCTCCGCGGATGATGCCTGAGGCAATATCCTGTGGGTTAACGTTCTGAATGTTCTGTGATGTTGAGTATAAGTAATCCTGAATAAGGTTTGATCCTGAAAGGAAGCGAAGGTCTGTACGACGCTGCTTGTACTTACGTGGAAGAGCCTTAAGAGCTGAATTAAATACTGCACGAGAAACCGCTGCACCGCCTGCGTCTACGACGTGGCCATATGTCTTTGACTTCTTAACTACACCGTTAAATGACTTGTAAAGTGCATCTGATGTGAGTGTTGTATCACCATTAAGGATAACATCCTCAATGTCGTTACCTGCCTGTGTTGCCATCATGCGGGCAATGTGGTCTTCTAGGTCTGGACCTTCAATATTGTCTTCTAGAGACTCTGTTGAAAGCTCCCAATCTAGACGAAGCTTCTTTGTTGTCAAAGAAATCTTTGAGAACGTTACAGCAGCATTTGCTCCTGTGTCGTCACCTTCTGTAGCGAGCTTCATAAGCTTCTCGCCAACTCCGATGCGATCGATCTCTGTTGTGTCAGACTTCATACGGACTGTACGTGCTACTTTACCAATTACGGTTGCATCAAACATATAGTCTAAGAAGCGTGATGATTGTTCTGCATTAAGCAAACCACCGTTTCCATTTTCGGAAGCGACATGGACCCCAGCTCCACCGGAGGTGGAAGCGAAAGTGCCTGTAGCTGTTGTGCCAGCTGCGATTGCTTTTTCTAATGTTTCATTACTCATTTATTTTTTCACCTACCTTTATATTATCGATTTAAATCTGATACGGAACCGAGGAAAGTGCCGTTCCATCTGGATTTTTTAATTACTTCCTGAGATCCGCCAAGATCTAAGGACTTCTTAATTGCAGTATCTGATTCTACTGCGTCAACACGCTTTTGTACGCCATCAATCGTGTCCTTGATGTTTTCTACAGCCTTTGAAAGTGCTGCATGCTGTTCTGCCAAACTTGAAATTCTGTCATCTACGCTCTTGCTAAAAGTCTCAACCGTTTCTTTAATTGATGAAACCTGTGCTTCATTTGCTTGTGATGCTTTATTCAATGTTTCTGAGAAAAAGCCTTTTAGATCTCCGAGCATTTTTGCAAGATCAGGTTCGATTGTTTCTACCTCTGATACGTCGGCTGCTTTTTCTACAGTTTCGGCAGGAGCGTCATTAACTTCTGCTTCTGCAGGAGCTGCTGTCTCTTCGACCGCAGGTGTTTCTTCGACAGGCGCTGTTTCTTCAACAACATCTGCTAATACTTCTGTGTTTTCTGACACTTCATTACCTCCTTCTGCGTTTGCCTGTTTGTAAATTGTTTGTGTATCAGGCAACGGTAATCTTGACTTCTTAAATGAAGCAAGAATGCTATCTATTTCTTTTGACTTGTTAACATCATTCTTTTCAACCCAACCAATTAATGTTGCTGGCTTTCCAGTTACTGGAGATGTATATTCTTTTTCTACTGACATAAATACTGAATCTGATTCTTCACAATAAAAAATATTTTCAATTAAAGTTTCTGCTGCAATGCCCTTAAACATTAGAGCTCCATCCATTTTTTGAATTGATAAAATATTGCACAATTCGTTTGCTGGAGAGTCTACTACTGATAATTCCATTAGTGCATAGTCTTTGATAAATCTTGTTGTCTTACCTGTTGCCTTGTTCATTTCATGATCTGACTCAATGATCTTTCCGCCAATTGAAAAGCCTGCTAAAGTTCCGTCAAGTATCTTTTCCCATGTATCTTGTGCGCCCTTAGAAATGTATGCATCAACATAAACGCCATTATAAAATTCTCCGCTTTTTGGATCATAAAATGTTTCTGGTCGAAATGAAACCATCTTGCCAACAGCATTTGATCCATGCATCTCTCGAATGTTTCCACGGAAATTTTCAAAAGCCTTTATGGATGCTTCTGAGGTAACTAGATCTCCGGTCTGATCAATATTATCTAAAGTTGCAAAACCAGACACAGTTCTCTTTTCACGATTAACTTTTGTGAATGGAACAGATAAGACGATATCTTCGCCAGATGATGACCAATGAGACTTTTCAATATTCATATGCTTAATTTTATTACGCTATACATCAAAAGGCAAATAACGGTTGCCTAATAATCAGGAAGTTATTCTGCCTTCTCCTTTAGGATTTCTAGCTTCTCCAGAAATATCAGGGGAATTTGCAGATCTTTCTTGAGTTCTAGCCCTTGTATTTCCAGCTTGAGCCCTTTGTTCTGCTGCCTGCTGAGGCTTTAATTCAACAACCTTATCTCCACCATCTAAAGGAACCATATTTTTTCTAATTCGTACCTCATTAGGTGTAATAACCTGCATTCTTAGATATCTTTCATCAATCTTAGACATGGTATCTTCATCAGTCAATGTTAACTCATTAAATCTTAATTCTAAGGTATCAGTC